TCTTCCTGTCTTAACCGCGCAGGAAAGCGTTCATATCGAAGGCGCCGCCGCCGGTTCCGGCGTTCTGGCTGCCTCCACGGGTGTCGGGGGAATCGGTGAAAATATAGCCGTTGTGTTCCTTCAGGGGATCAACCTGTTCTTTCAGGCCGGAAACAATAGCACCATCTTCACCAAATACGATTTTGCTTCTGTCCAGAAGCTTCATCAGCATTTTTGCATCCTTGGGGTTGTATGCAGCCAGCGCACCGAGGATAGTTTCATCCTGCTGGTAAACTTTAACCTTGGCGTTTGCGGCATCAAGGCGGGTCTGCACATCCTTGAGTGAATTGGCTTCATTTCGGGCGGTGGTCAGGTCGTTGGTGAGGGTTTCAAGCTGAATCTGCAGCCCGTCTGCACGTGCTTTTTCGGCGGCTGCTTCGTTCTGAAATCCCTGTATATCCTGGCCGTTCTGCTGCATTACGAACTCAATCTGTTCATCAGTCAGCCCCTTGTTTTTCAAATCTTCGCGCTTCATGTGCGCTCCTTTCTCGCCTTACGCTGTTTACGTGGAAGCTCACGCGGCGGTTCCCAATGTCGCTTTGGGTTGCGGATATGCCATAAAAAAACCGCCCGTCGGCGGCTTGATTATGCTTCTTTGGGTTTCGGGGTACGTTTGCGAGGTTTGGGCGGCGCTGCCGCTTCTGTGGGGGCGTCCCTCGCCCGGGCAAGCGCATGCTGCACTCCCGGGGAATTCAGAATAATGCGCATTTGCTTTCGATATGCCCCGTCGTTATCGCCTGCTGTTTTATCCACGCGGGCGATCTCCAGCAGCGCATTTGTAAGCGTTACGATTAATTCCATGTGATTTTATCTCCTTCCAGCGCCCGCTTGATCTCCCCGTATGCACCATTGGCGATGCATACCTTCACCATGTCGTTGAAATGGCTGCGGAAGAACTTGTCCGAGCACCGGGCGCGGCTGTCAATGTCCATAATGTCTTCAATCAGGCGCTTGATTCCATAGGCCTGAGATTCCGTGATCTGAATCATTTTTTCCATTATGTTCCTCCCTTCTGCTGCGGGGCGTAATGCCCGGTCGTAGTGATTGCGGATGGCTTCAGCTTGCGTGCTGCTTCGCTCATAACAACCCTGCCGCCCTCGCGGCTGTATTTGCGGGGCAGCTTGTATTTGCCGGTGAGCGCCCGAAGCTTGCCCTGCCACTTCGTGACATACGCACGGGCAAGGCGTTCGTCCTCCGGGGTGATGGCCGCTGCCTGCCTGCGCTTCCATTGGCGCACCCGGCGCTCCATGTATCGCTGCTGCTGGCGAGTTTTATAGCCCCGTGCGTCCTCCGGGTTCTGTGCTTTGGTTGGCGCGCGGCCCTTGTCGGTAAGCCCCGGCACATATACCGTCATGCTGTGCTTGCAGTGTGGATGAAACAGTCCTGCGTCACGGGCTTCTGCCACTGTGCCGTAACAGTCTGGGTGGTTGATCTGCGCACCGGTGAGGGAAAGCACCACGTTTTCCCAAACCGCACAAAGCGGGCATTCGTCCGTGTGGTCAGATATAATCACCAAATCCTCGCCGTGGGCAAGGGCTTCCTGGGTGTATCCGGCGATTGCAGAATGCATCATGCCGGTGCGCACAGCCATCTCGGAATATTCGGCCATGCCCCAGCGCCGTCCGGCCTTGTCCACAAATGCGGTTATACCGCGATCTGCAAACATGTTCATGGTGCGCTGTATGGCCTGCTGAGTGGTTTCCACGCCTATCACCGCCATCTGAAGCCCTTCGGACAGCACCTGGCGGTAAATGTCCTCAGAATCGCGCAGTATGCGGCGGTGCAGCTCAGAAAAGCGCTTAGCGCTGTCATCAATCAGCGTCACCACGTCCTGTGATCTTGCGGCGCTCACGCCGGTGATCCCAAGCTCGCGCCAAAGTCCGTCCGCGCCTTCATCGTGTGCGGCCCAGAATAGCTGCACACGCTCATAGGCGCTCTTTTCAGCCAGTTCATCTATGGCCTTTTCCAGTTCCCGGCGCACCTTCTGCACCTGTGCAAGCTTTTTCTGTGCCCATGCGGCGGGGTCGCGTCTGTCAATCCCCTTGCAGTTCCGGGCGATGATTTCCAGCAGCCTTTCCTCTGCTTCTGCGTATATCTTCAGAAGGGCTTCCGCCCGTTCTTCCGTGGCATTGGGAATCAATCGGCATCACCTTCGCTGTCTCCTAGGCGGGAATCAGGGTCCAGCGGATCGGGGCCATCAAAGCCCTTTTCCGTGCGGATTTTCGCAATCTCTGCCGCCTTTTGCGCATCATCCCAGTCAGGATGCAGCATGTTCACCTTTGTTTCGGTGGAAACAGCGCCCGCGCGCTCCAGCTGCTCAATGATCTCTGCCAGCTGGGCAATATCCGGCTGATTGTTGGCGGGCAGCTCCACGGTGATGTCCGCTTCCGGGTTCACCGGCGATTTGAACACGGCCTTGTCCAGCCGCAGCATGGCGCGGATGATATCATTGATGGCGTGCCACCAGAAGGTTTTCTTCGTTTCCGTGGTGCGGATGGATTTGCGTTCGCGCACATTCAGCGCAGTGCCGCTTTCCGCCCGCCCCTCAATGTCCAGCCCGGCGCTCTGGGGCGCGTAGCCAGCCAGGGAAAGAATCTGGCGGATCAGGTTCTCGCAAACGGAGATTCGGCTTTCGGCGCGCATCTCCGGGTTCACGATGGTGATGGGGCTGGAAGATCGGTCTGAATCGATGTCCAGGGCGGTGAATGCGCCCGTTCCATTGGAGAACACAAATTCATTGGCTTTGCAGGCGCCGTCGTTAAAAATTGCATCCCTGCGGCGCAGGTATTCAGCAGGAACAATAACGGTGGTTTTCGTCATGCGGGTTTCGCGCTGCATGGCGGAATAGGCCTCGTCCAGCGCTTCAAACAGGCCGTACAGCCCATCAAAATCGCTGCGGCCGAAGGGAAGGTAAGGCCGTTCTCGGTTGGGCAGCATGTTGGGCACATAAAACGCCAGCATGCAATTCGCGCCGCTGTTGGCGTCCGGCAATACGGCCGCCGTTTCCGGGATGGCATTGAGGGGCTGCTGCGCGCCCAGGCTGTTTGTATCGCCCTTGTAGAGCGCAGACAGGATGTGTCCATCCGGCCTGTAGGTTTCCTGCAAGCGCCAGATCGCGTCGTGGTTTTCCTCCTCCCGAACGATGTTCCAGAAGGTGATCTGCGTGATCGACCGGCCGATGAACTGGGGCAGGCCTGCATCGGCGGGAACGGCAACCAGCCGGGGAAAGGAATCCGCCTCGCTGTCCCATACCCATTTCAGGAACACGCCGCCGTACACGCTGGCCATCTCCGCCGCTTGAAGCAGCACAGAATAAACGCTCGCTTGTTTCATGATATCGGCGATGCGCTGCTTGGTGGGTTCATGCTTGCAGGTGATTTCCGGGGATGCTGCAAAGATCATGGTCGCAGATAGCGTGGCCAGGTCCGCAGCGATGGGAACGTGCATTTTGATGTTTTCATCGCTTTTCCAGAATGAATTGGTGTTGCCGCCGCCTGCCCTGCGCAGACAATCGGGCTCGCCGGAATACCATGCGGCGCTGCGCTCATAGTCTTGCCATAGCCAGTGGATCGGCGGGAAGGGGTTTTTCGTGGTCAATTGTCATCACTCTCCTGTTGATTTCGCGCCTGTATGCCATCAGGGCGTAGCGCAGGGCGTCGCATGCGTGGTCGTTGGTCTTTACAGGCTTGTCCTCGCCCCGCTGCTGGGCCTTGGGGTCCCAGGAATAGCCCTGGATTTCGTCGATCAGGTGCTTGCAGCGGGGATGGATCATCAGCACGCCCGCATCAATTGCGGATGATACAAGCTGTATGCCTTCCAGCACCGTATTGTCGGCGCGCTTAATGCGCAGGCTGGGCGCGTCCTCCTTCAGCTGCAGAATGAAGCCCTCCGCCGCCGGGTCGATGATCACCGAATCGGGGGAAGGGCCTTTCAGGGCGAACGCCTGCATGTCCCGCGCATATTGCTTGGGGCTCTTTGCGCCGGCTTTATCCG